TGGTGGAGCTAAATCCCACGAGCATTACAAAGAACTGTGCGGAACTATCCGAGGTCTGCAAACCGCACAGATGGAAATTGCTGACCTTGTGCGAAAAATTAAGGATTATGACGATGACTGAATTTGATGTGAAAGCCGTAGATCTTTCTGGATTGCTAAATACATCCACGGAAGAGAAGGCCAAGCAGGTGCCGGACCCGGCTACATACCATATCTTGTGTATGTTGCCCAAGGCAGAAGAAGAGTTTAGTGAAACAGGGATTTTAAAATCTGCCACAGCTATGCATCACGAGGAGCTTCTCTCCCCCGTGTTGTTTGTTGCCAAGATTGGCCCTGATGCTTTTGCAGATAAAGCCCGATTCCCTTCTGGCCCGTCCTGCAAAGTGGGTGACTTTGTGTTAGTACGTCCTAACACTGGAACCCGTATGAAGATTCACGGCACCGAATGGCGCCTGATTAATGATGATTCCGTCCAGGCGGTTGTGCAAGACCCTCGTGGTATCCAACGCCCCAATTAAGGAGTAGATCATGGCTGAAATTGAAAAAACAGAATTTGAATTTCCCGATGAAGTGGAAGTTAACGCCCGCAAAGGTGGCAAAGTAGTGGAGCCGGAAGAGGGCCCAGAGATAGAAGTTATAGACGATACGCCGCCAGCAGACCGTGGCCGTACCCCTATGTCTGAACCGCCCAAAGAATTTGCTGACGATGAGCTGACTAAATACGACGAAGGCGTCCAGAAGCGCATCAAGCATTTCACAAAAGGTTATCACGAAGAGCGCCGGGCCAAAGAATCCGCCGAACGGGAAAAAGATGAAGCTTTGCGTTTTGCTCAAGCCCTGGCCGAAGAGAACAAAAAGCTCAAGGGTTCGGTCAATCAAAACCAAACGGCATTGATTGAGCAAGCTAAAAAAGTAGTGGCAAATGAGGTGGAAGCCGCCAAACGCCAATACAAGCTGGCTTATGAGTCTGGTGATTCCGAAGCCCTGGTAAATGCGCAAGAAGCATTAACTAGCGCCAAGATGAAAGCAGATAAGGTAAATAATTTTAGGCCTACCCCTTTACAGGAAACAGAAACTCCTGTACAAATGCAACCGCAGCCTACTAGACCTGCACCGATTGATGACAGACTACTTGCTTGGACTGAAAAGAACCAGTGGTTTGGACCCAACAAACGGATGACTTCATATGCCCTTGGGTTGCATGAAGATTTGGTAGGCGAAGGAATACCCGCTGGCAGCGAAGAATACTATCGACGTATCGACGCTGACATTAGGGATAGATTCTCGGATCAGTTTGGAGCCGATGAGTCCGTTGATGCGAAACCTCAACGAAATAGATCCAACATCGTTGCACCTGCAACCCGTAGCACAGCGCCTAAAAAGATCGTGCTTACGCAGACCCAGGTGAATATCGCTAAGCGATTGGGGGTTCCATTGGAACTGTACGCTCGCAAAGTTGCTGAAGAAATGAGGAAATGAAAATGGAAAAAACTAACCGCGCACCACGCGAACTTGAAACCCGCGAAAAGGCGGAGCGTCCAAAACAATGGATGCCCCCCAAACTTCTACCCGATCCGAAGCCGGAAGAGGGTTATGCGTTTCGCTGGATCAGAATTGCGTCGCAAGGAAAAGATGACGCCACAAACTATTCCTCCAAGCTTGCCGAGGGTTGGGAACCCGTTAAAGCATCTGATCATCCCGAGATTCGTCTGTTTAATTCTGCTGCTGCAAAATTTCCAGACAGTATTGAGGTAGGTGGTCTTTTGCTTTGCAAAACACCTGTGGAGTTTACTGAACAGCGTAATGCGTACTATCGCCAACAAGCGGATGCGCAGATGCAATCGGTTGACAACACATACATGCGCGAGAATGATCCGCGGATGCCTATGTTCAAAGAACGTAAGTCCACGGTCACTTTCGGAAAAGGTATCTAAATTTTTTGGAGGCTTAAATGTCTACTACCAATGCTCCCTATGGGCTACGTCCCATCAATCGTAACGACGGCATGCCTTATGCTGGCGCTACAAGTCAGTTTTTGATTAACCCAACCAGTGGCGCTGGAACCAACTTGTTTTATGGTCAAGTAGTTCTTATCGACGCAGACGGTTATATTGCTTTGTCTACCGCTACCGGCGCAGACTTGACTACCAATAACCTTGGTGGCTCTAGTATTGGTGCTTGGGGCGTGTTTGTTGGTGCATCTTACATCAACGCACAAGGTCAGCAGATTTACGGTCAGTACTACCCTTCCGGCACAACCGGCGTGGTAACTGCATACGTTATCACTGATCCTAACGTGACATTCCAAGCTCAATTGGATGGTCAAGTTACTCAAGCCGCTCTTGGCGCAAACACTTTCTTTGCAGCTGCACAGTCTACTTCTACAGGTTCTACCCGTACAGGTAACTCTACCAGCGCTTTGGAAAGCACAGTAGTTACTACTGCCGCTGCGTTTAAGATCATCGGTTTCGCTTCCCCATTGACTGATACTTACACTGAAGTGTTTGTTAAGTTCAATCCCGGCGCTTCCGCTTTCACTAACGCCGTTGGCATCTAAGGAGCTAAATCATGGCTATTTCACGCGCACAACTGCTCAAAGAATTACTCCCCGGCTTGAACGCTTTGTTCGGTCTTGAGTACGCTAAATACGGCGAAGAGCATAAAGAAATCTACGAAACAGAGACATCTGAGCGTAGCTTTGAAGAAGAGACAAAGCTGTCTGGCTTCGGTCAAGCACCAGTCAAGAACGAGGGCTCAGCCATCGCTTATGACAATGCACAAGAAGCATGGACTGCACGTTACACCCACGAAACCATTGCGATGGGCTTCTCCATCACAGAGGAAGCTGTGGAAGATAACTTGTATGACTCTTTGTCTTCACGTTATACCAAGGCTTTGGCCCGCGGTATGGCTTACACCAAGCAGGTCAAGGCTGCTGCAATCTTGAACAACGGCTTTGCCGGTGGCCCCACTTATGGTGACGGTCAAGTTTTGTTCTCGACAGCACACCCTTTGGTTTCTGGTGGCACTAACAGTAACACTCCATCTACCGCTGCCGACTTGAACGAAACATCGTTGGAAAACGCTGTTATTCAGATCGCTGCTTGGACGGACGAGCGTAGCTTGCTGATCGCTGCAAAGCCACGTAAGTTGATTGTTCCTCCTTCTTTGATGTTCGTTGCTACTCGTTTGTTGGAAACCGAACTCCGTGTTTCTACAGCCGACAATGACATCAACGCATTGAAGAACAACGGCTCAATCCCTGAAGGCTACACCGTTAACCACTATCTGACAGACACCAATGCTTGGTTCTTGTGTACAGATGTGCCTAACGGCTTGAAGCACTTCGTTCGTACCCCCATGTCTACAGGCATGGACGGTGACTTTGACACAGGTAACGTTCGTTACAAAGCCCGTGAGCGTTACAGCTTCGGCGTGTCAGATCCTTTGGGCGTGTTCGGTTCACCCGGCGCTTAATAGGCATCAAAAAAAAGGGGAGCTTCGGCTCCCTTTTTTGTTGCATTGTTTTTATTGAAGTGGTATAAACATATTAATCCGGGCTTATCCGGTGCATTAGACAGTCCCGGCTGACGACATACAGACTGATGCACTTAACTTGTATGTAAGGAATACATCATGGCACGTACTACGTTTCAAGGCCCAGTTCGTTCATTGGGCGGCATTTATCAACAAGGCCCAGCTACTGTTGTTGACATCACAACAAGCACCACATTAAGCCCAGAAGCTCACGGCGGTCGTATCATCGCTGTTGGTGGCTCTTTGGCAGCAGCAGTCACTTTGACTTTGCCAGCAATTAACGTATCAGCAAACTCTGTTACATCTGGCCCCGGTCAAGACCCAAGCACAGCCAACAACGAAGGCGTTGTGTACACAATCTGGGTTCCCACAACCATCTCTACAAGCTCTTTGAAGATCGGCACAACTTCCGGTTCTGGCGACTTGTATGTTGGTACTGTGATCTCTGTGGATTCTGACTCTTCTGGCGCTGTTGTTGGCTTTACTGCCAACGGCTCTTCCAACGATTTCATCAACCTGAACGGTACAACTACCGGCGGTGTTGCCGGTACATGGATTCAGATCGTTGCTATTGCAGCCGACAAGTACATGGTGACTGGTGTTGTTATTGGCTCCAGCACTGTAGCTACACCTTTCGCTGATTCCTAATCAACCCAAGGGGCTTCGGCCCCTTTTTTAAAGGAGATTGATTATGATGCAAACAGACGTTAAATCGGGCCACCTGAACAACTCAGGTTTTGTTGTTTTGGGACGAAACAGGCTTAAAGCTGTCTCTATGGTTGGTACAGCTACGGCTGGAACACTAGACATCTTTGACACAACTACAGCACCCGTTGCTGCCACGTATTCAAGAACTGGCGCGCTTATCACTGTGACCAAGAGTGCACACGGATTGGTCACTGGCAATGTAGTCGGGCTTACGTTTGCGACGGCGAGTGGGTCATCTGGCACAAACGGTAACTACACAATTACACGCACAGGTACAGATACCTTTACAGTTACAGACATTAACTCTGGAACTATAGCTGGTGGCACAGTAGCAGCATACGCATCTTTGTGGCTTGCTAGTTACGATACTGGTGCGTCTGACTTGTTTGGTAATTTTGCTTTAATTCCCGGAGAGGGTATTTTGGCAAGAAATGGTATTTATTTGAGCATGAGTAATTTGCTTTCTGCGAACATTTACTATGGCTAAGTCACCAGCATGGCAGAGGAAAGAGGGCAAATCCGAGAAGGGCGGCTTGAACGCCAAGGGTCGGGCCTCCGCGAAAGCGCAAGGTATGAACTTGAAACCTCCCCAGCCGGAAGGCGGCTCACGGCGCGACTCCTTTTGTGCAAGGATGAGTGGCATGAAGAAGAAGCTAACCTCTGCCAAGACAGCCAACGATCCAGATTCACGCATCAACAAAGCTCTTAGGGCTTGGAATTGCTAAAGGGATTTTTATGAATAAACGCAAATTTGCTGATGGTGGTAAAACTGCCGAAGAAAAGCTGGGAAAGTATATAGATGTTCGTGAAGAAGTTGTCCCAGTTAGAAGCGCAATGTCTAACTCGGCAATGCATCGGGCGAAGAGTAAGCTCCCAGCCGCTTCTCGTGCAGCACGTCTTGCCGAAGGCAACGAGCCCATGGAAAATTCTATGGCTTATTACGCAGGCGCTGAACTTGAGCAGGGTGATAACTTGCGCAAAATGGCAAAACAAAACATTGCTGACGAACGCCAAAAAATTAGCGAACTTGCAGATCAGTACAAACGTGAAATGCGTGGTACAAAAGACACTAGCTTGCGTGGAAAAATTCGCGAAGCCACAGGTATGAAAAAAGGCGGTACAGTTTCAGCCTCTCGCCGGGCAGACGGAATTGCTCAACGCGGTAAAACAAAAGGTAAGTATCTGTAATGGATTACCATGCGCTTTGGTCGGCAGCTTTATCTGTCATCCTGGGCGTGGCTGGATTTATCCTGCGTGAAAAGTTTGCTGAAATTAAAGAAGTAGCTTTAGAGCTGCGCCGAGTTGAGCGACTACTCAACATAACACGAGAGGAGAACCATCGTGATTTCATTACTAAAGCAGAAGTTCAAAGAATTACTGACCACATTGACCAACGTTTTAACAGGCTGGAAGAAAAAATTGACCAGCTTATTCGCCAAAAAGAGTGATTGATCGTGGCAGGGATTGATACATTCATTAGAGGTGCGGTTGGTTCCTTGGCGAAAGACAAGATAACCAGCCAATTAACTCCCACGCAAATGGAGTTGGCCTCATTTATTTTGAATCCCCAGTACTACATGGCCGAAAAAGGCATCAACAAAATTGCTGAAATTTTGGGTTATGGCAGTGACTATAGAAATTTAAGCGCTGATGCTAAAAGTGATAAAGATTGGTACAAAGAAGTAATGCGCGATTCTATTGGCGATATTTTGCCCGGGTCAATTGGTGATTTTGTACGCGCAACGCCTAGAAATACAGAGACTGATAATACTCCTGCTAGCATGTATTACGATCCGAATGTTGGCGATTTTGTGCAATCATTAAACCCGATCCCAGTAAACTCCGCTAGGTTTGAAAACACCGTGCGAGATATGCAGTATGGTACGCAAGTTCCCGGACAAGGAAAATTTGTTGGGGCATTACCTGAAGATAACGCAATATTTCAAAGCAACGTTAGCAATCTTCCGTACGAGTTGAACTCAATTCCTATAGATGGTATGCCACAAGATTTAGATATAGATAGGCTGCGCAGTGTAATTTACGGGCCTGCTCCAGAAGTAGGGCCGCAGCCAGAAACTGGTTTTTCCCCTGGTAGTGGGTTTGCCGCTAAATCTGGTGGCAGTGGTGATTTGTCCTACACAGAGATGCTTGATATATTAAATTCAACGCCTAGTATTAGCGGAAGTCGTGGTTTGAACGTATCAAGCACAGAAAGCTTGGCGCCAGCTGGATCCGTATACGATGCCAACATTGGAGCAAACGTTCCAGCTATAGAAAGCTTAGCTCCTACAGGTTACACATTTGATGCCGGTAGCGGTATGAACGTGCCTGAAGTTGCAGCTCCAGAGGGATACATGTTTAATGCCGGTAGTGGTATGAATGAATACTTGGGCGGCGGCAGCAAAGGCAATATAGAAGATTATTCGTACAGTCAATATCGTTATGGTGGTCAAATTCACAGAGGTAGACGATAATGCCAAGCACAAGCAAGAAGCAACATAATTTCATGGCCGCGATTGCAAATTCGCCATCGTTTGCTAAGAAAGCTGGGGTACCCATGTCAGTGGGTCAGGACTTTGTAACTGCCGATAAAGGCAAGAAATTTTCTAAAGGTGGCGATATGAAAAAGATGAACATGGGCGGATATGCAGACGGCGGTATGCCAATGGTTATGAAAGATGGAAAAAAAGTTCCAGCTTTTGCCGCTGACGGCGTTGGCAAGATGGCTAAAGGCGGCATGGCCAAAGGTGGCATGAAGCATGAAGACGTCAAGATGGACAAGAAGATGATGCAAAAGGCCGTGAACAAACACGAAGGCCGTTTGCACAAAGGCGAATCCATGACCAAGCTTGCTAAAGGGGGAGTGGCTCCATCCAAAATGGGCTCGGTTAAAACTTCTGCTAGCCGTGATGGGATTGCTACTAAAGGCAAAACCAAAGGCACAATGGTTAAAATGAACATGGGCGGTCGCACCTGCTAAAGGAAATATCATGGCAACTAACAAATACGATAAACCTACCTATGCTTACACAGCTGGCGTGGGCAAACTGGCAGATGATAAGTTTGACATTAAAGGCGCCACCAACTCGGAAGCCGAAATGCGGTTTAGCGATGTGCCTGACCAAAAAGCTATGCGCTTTATGGCAGCCGACGAAAAATTGTCTGAGTTTTTAAATCCTAAAGCTGGCGCCGGTCGTGGCAAGCAGGGTGGCCCTACCGCCAAAGAGCTGAAGGCGTATGAAGACAAGAAGGACGCTCGCATCTTTACCAAAGAAAAACGCATGCCTCCTTCTCCCCGCGAGATGGCTTCGGGCGGAAAAGTTTCTTCAGCTTCAAAACGTGCTGATGGCTGTGCTACCAAGGGTAAAACCAAAGGCACAATGATCACCATGTACGGCGGCGGGAAGTGCTGATATGGCCACCTCAAAAACTCCAGTAGGCGTAGTTAAGTCTTTAAAAAAAGCTGGATTTTATGAGGCGGCAAAGCCTAAACGTCTGAGCATTATTAATAAAGTTACAACCAAACCTCAACGGATCGAGATGGTTGATAAATTATTTTTAGCAAAGAAAAAAAGTAAAGGTACTACAAAATGAGAGCTTGCCGCGGTATGGGAGCCATTTCTCCCAGCAAAATGCCCAAGGGTGCAAAGAAAGAGCGCCGGGACGATACGGACTTTACGCAATATGCTGAAGGCGGTCCTGCTGGCTTGTATGCCAACATTAACGCCAAGAGAAAACGTATAGCTGCCGGCTCCAAAGAAAAGATGCGTAAGCCTGGTTCCAAAGGCGCGCCTACTGCCGAGGCTTTTGTTCAATCTGCAAAGACTGCGAGGAAATAATGCACGCAACAAATTGTTTAGAACATCAAGATGGACCCTGCACCTGCGGCTTAGAAGAAGTACTGCAAGATGAAGCTGCGGAAATTGCAGCTGAAGAATGCATGGATGAGGTATAAGCATGACCACTACCGGCACCACGCTTTTCAATATGGACTTCACGGAAATCGCTGAAGAGGCATGGGAGCGCGCGGGCCGGGAGATGCGTTCTGGTTATGACTTGCGTACAGCACGTAGGTCTATGAACCTAATGACGATTGAATGGCAGTCTCGAGGCATCAACATGTGGACTATGGAGCAGGGCATCATTAACTTGACGCCCGGTCTAGCTACATATGCTTTGCCTACAGATACGATTGATTTGTTAGAACATGTAATCCGCACGGGTTCAAACACTGCTTCTACCCAGGCTGATTTGACTATTACACGTATTAGTGTTTCTACCTATGCAACGATACCAAACAAGTTACAACAGGCGCGACCGATTCAGGTATGGATCCAGCGGTTATCTGGTGAGACAAATCCTACAAACGCTGTGCTTAGTGGTGCGCTCACCTCAACGGCCACCACGATCACGCTTAACTCGGTGGTTGGATTAGCCAATGCTGGGTTTATCCGTTTGGATAGCGAAGATATTTATTACACATACGTCACTGGCAATACGCTGGGCGGTGTATTCCGTGGCCAGAACAACACAACTGCCGCATCCCACACAGATGGTACAGCGGTGTTTGTGCCCCAACTTCCAGCTGTGACTGTGTGGCCCACACCTGATAACAGCACTACGTACCAATTTGTGTATTGGCGCCTACGCCGCGTTCAGGACGCTGGTGCTGGTGTGAGTACTGCTGACATGAATTTTCGCTTCCTGCCTTGTTTGGTGGCCGGCCTGGCATACCATATCGCAGTGAAGACGCCAGAGCTCATGCCGCGCATTGAAATGCTCAAGCAGATGTATAACGAAACGTTTGATATTGCAGCTGGTGAAGATCGAGAAAAAGCTGCGGTCCGGTTTGTTCCGAGACAGATGTTTATAGGTGGCTCCTAATGGGGAATAGGTTTGCATCCGGCAAGATAGCGATTGCTGAATGCGACCGCTGTGGTCAGCAGTTCCGGTTAAAGAAGCTCAAAACGGAAATCATTAAGCAGCGCAAATATGAGCTGTTGGTTTGCCCTGAGTGCTGGGATCCAGACCAGCCGCAGTTAATGTTGGGTACGTTTCCTGTGGATGACCCCCAGGCACTACGCAACCCGCGTAGAGACACAACGTATGTAACGTCGGGCATTAACAGCAATGGTAATTTGTCAGGTGGTTCGCGGGATATTCAGTGGGGTTGGAACCCGGTTGGCGGGTCAAGAGGTTTTGATAATTTACTAACGCCAAATTACTTGGCATTAGCCGTACAAATTGGTACAGTAACGATACAAATAGGAGCTTAAAATGGCATACACACGATCAGCCGATGGCATTGCAAAAAAAGGTAAAACTGATGTTCAAGTTTTCCCTACCAGTGGTCCAGCCCAAAAAGAAATGATGGGCGGCACAGGTAAAGGCAAAGGAAAAACCAACGCCAATATGAAAGCTATGGGCCGTGGTTTGGCAAAAATTGCAGCACAAAAGCGAGGCTAACATGGCTACATACAGCAAAAAGATGATGGGTAAAGAAGTTGGTGATGCCAAGGTCTATGCCAAACCACATACCATGACCGGCAAAGAAGTTAAAGCTTCTTCCAATCCTGGTTCTGGCCCCGACCATAGCGATGCCGGTACAGTCAATATGGCTGTAGGTAACGTGTATCGTCGTGCACAACCAGAAGCCAAGACAACTGGTATCAAGATGCGCGGTGCAGGTGCAGCAACTAAAGGCGTAATGTCAAGAGGCCCGATGGCATGAACTACACCCAGCTTGTCACGCAAGTAAACGATTACTGCGAGAACTCTTTCCCAACTGACAATATGAATACGTTCATTCGTCAGGCGGAGCAGCGCATCTATAACACGGCGCAACCTGCTAATCTAAGAAAGAACGTGACAGGCCAGTTAACTGCCAGCAATAAGTATTTAGCAGCGCCGTCTGACTTTTTGTCCACGTATAGCCTTGCCATATACCCAGCGTCTGGCACGGGCGACTACTTGTATTTGTTAAACAAAGATGTGAACTTCATGCGTGAAGCATATCCAAACCCAGCAACTACAGGTAAACCTAAACACTACGCCATCTTTGGTCCACAGTCTAATGATGTAAACGAGTTGTCGTTTATGGTGGGGCCCACGCCCGACGCGGCTTACAGGGCTGAGTTGCATTACTATTATTATCCTGAGTCCATTGTGACTGCCACTACATCTTGGCTAGGTGATAACTTTGATTCTGTGCTTTTGTATGGAACTATCTGCGAAGCTTACACCTACATGAAGGGTGATGCCGGCATGGTTCAACTTGCGCAAGAGCGTTATGTCCAGGCAATTGCTCTGTATAAAAATCTGGCTGATGGTAAGCAACGCATGGATGCTTATCGTGATGGTCAATTGAGGGTTCAAGTATCATGAGCATTCTTCAAACCGCAACTACAAGCTTTAAGGTTCAACTGCTTCAAGCAGTTCACAACTTTGGCCCAACAACGCCCAACACATTTAAGATTGCTCTGTACACAGCAGCGGCAGACATTAACGCAAGTACCACAATTTATACAACTTCAGGTGAATTGCCTAGCACTGGCGGATATTCGGCGGGTGGAAATACATTGGTTATTTCTGTATCGCCAACTTCTGGTAACAACTCCGCATCTGTTCCAACTGCCTTTATTTCGTTTCAAAATAGTTCTTGGGCAAATGCCACGTTTACCTGTCGTGCGGCACTAATTTACAATTCCACTCAAGGCAACAAGTCGGTTGCTGTGCTGGATTTTGGCGCTGACAAAACGGTTAACAATGACACATTCACAGTTATCTTCCCAACGCCCGATGCCAATAGCGCAATCGTTCGTATCTCTTAAGGACGCATCATGAGTACAGAAAAAAGCAAAGCCCAAGATCAAGTATCTGCTGGGTTGTTGACATTCCCCAAGAGTGGCGATTCAGCTTCTGCTGGCGGTGTTTACACCGTTACTTGCGTAGGCCCAGACGGGGCTGAAAAGTGGTCTGACACCTTCCACAACTTGGTTGTAAATGAAGGCTTGCAAGATATGAACAGCAAGTACTTTAAAGGTTCTGGTTACACAGCAGTCTGGTACTTGGGTTTGGTGACTGGCCCCGGCTCAGGTACAACGTTTGCTGCTGGTGATACTTTGGCATCTCATGCAGGGTGGACAGAGAACACCGCTTACACAGGTAGCCGCAAGACCGTAACGTTTGGTACAGCTACAACCGCAGACCCTTCAGTAATTAGTAACTCAGCTTCACCTTCTGCTTTCAGCATTACAGGTACGTCTACGATTGCTGGTGCGTTCTTGGCTTCTACTACCGATAACTCAGGTGTTTTGTTCTCTGCTGGTGACTTCACGGGTGGTGATAAGTCTGTAGCCAGCGGTGACACACTGAACGTAACGTATCAGTTCTCCCTCGACGCTGCCTGATAGGTAGAGCGGTGTTCGGAGATGTAACCTTTGCGCAGTCTCCCTTCGCCTCGTTAGGCGGGGCTACGTTTGGTGTCGACATTTCTGAATCCGCAGTAGCAAATAACGTTCAGTCTGTTTTAACTACCTTTGCAGGGACTGAAGCCGAACTTGCTGCCGCAGCAGCCACGCAGTCTGTTATTGCTAATATGTTTGTATCTCAAAATGAGATAGCTACGGGCGCTGACACGTTTAACACCCTCAACAACATATTCAACGTAGCCCGTGCGGAATCCGCTACGGCTTCAGATGCAAACAGTGCTGTAGCTACACTTCTAGGGGCTATTGCAGAGGCCGCTACTGGGGCAGATGCTTACATATCTCAAGCAGATTTTGCCGCCGCTATTGAAGAAATGGGATTGGTGTTTGACCAATTTACCACGGCAAAGTTTGTTAACGCAGCATTGGCCGAAGGTGCTACAGCTACAGATGCGTATTTAGTTAGAACTATTTTTGGCGCTACTGTTGCCGAAAGTGTGGTTGGGTCTGACGCTTTAATACCTGTAAGAGAAATCAATGCGCGGGTTACAGGAATCCAACTTTACGTCAACATTGGCACTGCACTTATTTGGGCGGTAATTGATGACACGCAGAGCGCAAACTGGCAAAATATCAATAATGTTCAAGGCAGTGGCTGGACAGTCATAAACGATGAACAAACCCCCGGTTGGACAAACATCCCATCGTAAGGATAAAAAATGGCGTTAGTACTAAGAGATCGGGTCAAAGAAACGTCCACAACGGCTGGGACGGGCACGATAACGCTTGCTGGCGCAGTCACAGGCTTCCAATCTTTTGCCACTGTAGGTAACGGCAATACTACTTATTACGCTATCGTAGACAACGCCACAGGCGCATGGGAAGTAGGTGTTGGTACATACACATCTTCTGGTACTACGCTGTCCCGTGACACCGTGCTTTCCTCTAGCACAGGCGGAACATTGGTCAGCTTTACGAGCAACCCCAAAGATGTATTTGTAACTTACCCATCCTCACGGTCGGCGTACCAAAACGAAGCAGGGACGCAAGTAGTTCAAACTTCATTTGGCGCAATTACGGCTACGTCTGCGGCACTGACAACAGGCACAATTACCACGGCTCCAGTTAATAACACAGACATTGTTAACAAGCAGTACGCCGACGCTATTGCATCCGGTATTCACTTCCATGAAGCTGTTGCTTTGGCGACTACTACAGCACTACCAGCTAATACGTACAACAACGGAACATCCGGGGTAGGGGCAACGCTTACAGGAAACGCTAACGGTGCTTTGTCTGTGGACTCAACGCTCACAGTTACATCAGAACGAATCTTAGTCAAGAACGAAGTATCCGGCGCAAATAATGGCGTTTACACGGTTACACAAGTAGGATCTGCTGGAACGCCGTACATTCTGACTCGCGCTACAGATTTTGATTCTGTGGGAACCGGAGTTGACCAGATTGACGAGGGCGACTTCTTCTTGGTGACTAGCGGCACGGCCAACGTCAATACTGCTTGGGTGCAACAGACTCCTCCGCCTATAACAATTGGTACAACGGCTCTTGTTTTCCAGCAGTTCTCTGCGCCAATCACCTACACGGCTGGCACAGGTCTGAGCGAGTCCCCTACCTACACATTTAATATTGCTAACATTGGTACTGCGGGCACATACGGCTCTGCCTCGGCTGTCCCCGTGTTTGTAACTAATGCACAAGGTCAAGTTACTTCTGTAACCAATACCAACATTGCAATCAACGGCTCTGCTGTAACGGGCAACATCTCTGGATCGGCTGGGTCTGTGGCGAATGCGCTGACGTTGGGTACATACCTGACGGGCACAAGTTATAACGGCTCTGCTGCTGTAACAGCAACCGTTGACGCGACTTCTGCAAACACAGCTTCCAAAGTGGTGGCGCGAGATGGTTCTGGAGACTTTGCGGCTGGAACGATTACCGCCGCTTTATCAGGTAACGCAACAACTGCAACAACTGCTACAAATGTAGCTGGCGGAGCGGCTAATCGCCTTGTGTACAACACATCCGCTGGAACAACAAACTTTGCTGTAGCTCCTACAGTTTCTAGCACGTATTTGTTCTGGAACGGCTCGGCCTTTGCTTGGGGTACTGTGGCGCAAGAAGCGCCTGTGTCTTTGAATGATATTGTCATCAGCAACAACTACACTTTCCCAGCAAACAAAAATGCAATCAGCGTTGGGCCTGTGACTGTGGGTTCTGGCGTAACTGTTACTGTAGGCAGCGGTCAGCGTTGGCTGGTTGTTTAAGGAATAAATATGGCTGTCGTAAATTACACCCCTCTACTTGGACTGGCTCTCCCTACCACGGGCGATCTGGTGGGTATTTGGGGCACTACAGTTAATACTGCGCTGACATCTTTGCTGGACACGGCCATTGCAGGCACAACCACTCTTAGCACAGACGCAGACGTTACCCTGTCCGACACGGATGGTACAGCCAACCAAGCCCGGTCAGCCATCATTAACTGGACTGCATCGGGCACAGTTACACGAAACATTACAGCACCCGCAGTCAGTAAGGTTTACATTGTTTTTAATAACACAGGCAGCACCCAGTCAATTGTTATTCGCGGTACTGGCCCAACAACAGGTGTAACGATTCCAGCCGGGGATCAGGCTATGGTTGCTTGGAACGGCTCAGACTTTGAAAAGGTTGGCGGCGGTAATCCTGCTGGCTCTAACACGCAGATTCAATTTAACAACGCAGGCAACTTTGGCGCTGCCGCAGGTCTGACTTGGAACGGCACAACCATGACGGCGACTAACCTGTCTGCCGGATCATTAACGCTGACCACTACACCTTTAGCCATTACCTCAGGCGGCACAGGCGGCACGGCTACCCCAACTCTTGGCGGTGTGGCTTATGGTACGGGTACAGCGTATGCGCTGACAGCATCGGGTACTGCTGGTAAAGTACTGACTGCAAACGGCGCAGCAGCCCCGACTTGGGAAGACGCACCTAACCTTCCAAAAGCCAGCGGTGCGCTTTTGGTTAACACAACGACAGTCAGTGAGAGCTATGTCTTACCGGCTGGCTCAAACGCATTCTCCGTAGGGCCGATCACGATTGCGGATACCTACACCGTTACAGTATCATCAGGACAAAGGTGGGTAGTTATATGAGTATTATTGCAGCAGGAACCACAACCACGACCGCGCTATCCAGCACGGGCAATACCGACGGCACGTTACAACTCCAAGTTAACGGCACAACCCCGTCCGTCACGCTGAACACTCTTGGTGCTGTTGGTGTTGGTTCAACGCCTAACTTTGGAACGGCGGGGCAGGCTTTAGTCTCTGCTGGTTCTACGGCAGCGCCAACTTGGGCCAGCGTAACAACTTCTCCAGCGGGTTCAAACACACAGATTCAGTACAACAATGCTGGTGCGTTTGGCGCTTCTTCTGCGCTTACTTTTGATGGGAGTACGGCTTTAACATTAAATGCGTCAGCAGCTAGTGCTCAAGCAAACTTAAGAGTTCAAACTGATACAACTGGCGCAGTCGCAAACGGATATTTTAATATCAACGGAACAGATTATTTCCGTATTTATACAACCAATAGCGAAACAGGTTTGCGTAATCTTCAAAATACGCCAATATACTTTAGTACCAATAATACTCAGCGTTTTATTATTGGCGCATCAGGCCAGCTAGGTATTGGCGCAACTCCATCCTACGGCACATCCGGTCAAGTACTAACTTCCGGCGGCTCTGGCGCTGCGCCTACTTGGTCAGATGCAGCGGCTCCGGCAGCGGGGAAATTGCTTGCCAGCGGCAACATTAATTCGTCAACAGGAACCGTTACCCTGACATGGGCAACCACAGGCGTTAAACGAATCCGTGTGTTTTTGGCTGGCGCTAGCGCTAATAACAGTGGGCAAATTTACATCCAAGTCGGACACACAACTTCAGTCGTAAGCTCTTCAAACTACCGATTCTCTGGACAGATGATACAGTCCGCCAGCATTACTGCGTACAGCCAAACAACACAAAGCCAATGGATGGTAACTGGGGGCAGTACGCAATGGCCAGTCAACATGGTCGCAGAAATTGGACTGGGTTCAGACGGGCGTCCATGTTGTTTTGCCACTGCAACAATGACCTCAGAACCACGGTGGTTCCAGATGGGGGGCGATTTCAGCACAACATGGACAACCGCGCAGTTTCAATCTGTCCGTGTTTGGTTTGATGGCAGCGCTACCTATTCTGGGCGTGTAACTGTGGTTGGATATACCGAATAAGGAAAAGTCATGGTCAATTGGTCAATTAAAGAGATGCGTTCCGACGCCAGCACAGGCGGAGTGATTGATGTTTGCTTTGCTTACGCATGCGCAAACGCAGAGAAATCGGACTACAGGTTTGATTGGGTTCGGTTTTATCCAGACCCCGTCAGCACAGAGTTTGTTCCGTTCTCTCAACTCACTGAACAAGATGTACTTGCTTGGGTATTTTCAACCAAAGGCGCTCAGTGGAAGCAAGCGCAGGAACACGCCATTTTGAAACACGTTGGTTTGGTTTTGGAGCCTACGTTGAGTTCTGAAATTCCTTGGGCCAACAAGCAACCCACACAACCGGAGTAAAAAATGCCAGTAACAATTAACGGTAGCAACACACCCACGGCTGGCGGCGTAACGTACGGCGACGGGACTCAGTATGCAAACACAGCGGCTGGGACTGCTGGGTTTCCTTTGCTGTCTGCGGGTTCTTCTGCCCCTACGTTTGCTAAGTTGGCCGTTGCTAATATTAGTGCTACAGGTTCTCCTTCAGGTTCAAACTACTTGCGTGGTGATGGCGCATGGGCATCAATTGATCTCACAACAGTAACCTCAAGCGTTATCAATACAAGTACAGCGGCAGTTGCAGGTACATATTATTTGATTACTGCCACTTTGACATTGACGCTTCCCGCAAGCCCCAGCGCCGGAAACTTTGTTGCTTTCTCAAACATCAGTGGCACAACAACTCCTGTGATTGCGCGTAACGGTTTAAACATCATGGCGTTGGCAGAAGACTTAACGCTAAACTCTGCACAGGCACGGGGCACATTGGTTTATACAGACGCTACAAACGGCTGGGTACTCTTTAACGATTAAGGAATAGCAATGTCAAATTTCACAACATTTTCGCCATCCGGCAGTTCAAATAAATACCAACAATTTACCACCACAGGCACGTTTACACCAAGTGCCGCACTACTTGCAAATGGCGGTTTTATTAACGTTATCCTTGTTGGCGGCGGTGGCGGTGGCGGTAATAGCAAGGGCGGTGGCGGCGGCGGTGGTGGCCAAGTTATTCTCAAAACAATTAGAGTAACAACCGCGCTAACAGTTACGATTGGCGCTGGCGGCGCTTCAAGCACAAATGGTGCTGTTGGCGGCAATTCAACTTTTGGTTCGCTATTAACTGCGTATGGCGGTAACGGTGGTGGAGGTGGTGGTTCCGCTTTAGGCGGTCAAGCTGGTGGACTAATGCCCGGATACGCCTCTTCTGGAATATCAAGTGGGCTTAACACCTTTGAGGGATCAACTATTGGCGCAGTTTTTGGTTCAGCACCAAGCTCAAGCAATTTTCCGGGACAACAAGGTATGTATGGCGGCGGCGGTGCGGGTTCTGCTGCAACAACTGCTAACACTAGGGGAGGTTCCTGCGGCGTAAGCGGTGCTATTGGCGGTGCATATGCTTCTGGTAACCGAGGCGGCGGCGGTGCTTCATGGGGTGATGGCGGCGCTGGTGGCGTTGCTGGGGCTGCAAATACAGGCGGTGGAGGCGGCGGCACTGCTGCTGGTGGCTCAGGTTATTGTCTTGTTCAATGGTGGGAGTAAAAAATGGAAAATATCATAGCTTGCATTAACGGCGGAATTGTTCAAAATGTTATCGTGTGCGATGATGCGTTTGCGCAGACCTTAGGTTTTGACCAAGTTGTAAACGTAACAACTTATCAGGGGCCGGTGCAGATTGGTATGAAACACGAAAACGGAAGCTTTTTGATGCCCGCAGATGACACGCACACCGATTGGTGGAACCCTAACATCCCCGTTACAAGAACTTAAACATGGCACAACCAAATGTAATGATGGGGGTTGCAGACAATCTCTGGTCTAAACAGCTTCACTTTTTGAAGGCTGGGGATATTGAGCCGCCTCATCGTCATTGCTTTTCGCATTTCACGTTGTTAGCTAAGGGTCGCGTGAGCGTTGCCGTAGAAGGCAAGACAACTGAGTTCTCTGCACCGCACATGATTTTTATTGCTGCTGAAAAAGAACATGAACTGACTGCGCTTGAAGATAATACTGTGGCATATTGCATCCACCCTTTACGTGATGGCGACCAAGTAGAAGATATTCTTGACCCTTCAATGATTCCTGCCGGTGTGAACCCCTTGACACTGGCCAAACCGCTTTTGACGGAGTAACACATGCCTTCAACAATCAATGCCGATAACGGCGTAGTATCCGGCTCCTCTGGGGTCAAAACGACAGCCGACACCTCTGGTGTTCTGGCACTGCAATCCAACGGTTCAACAGGGCTGACGCTGAATACAAGTTTAAACGTGGGTATTGGGACTGCGTCGCCAGCATATAAACTACAAGTTGCAGGCTCAATTGCATCTTCAGGAGGAAGTAGCATTTCTGTGTTTGGGAAAACCAACTCCGATAGCATTAGCAATACTTTGTACATACAAAACTCGGACGGAAGCAAAGCGGCTAACTTTCAGCTAGGTTCTACAGGTATTTTGCAGACTTGGGTTTATGGTGGCTCATCTTGGGTAAACGCCACAACCATTGACTCGTCAGGCAATCTAGGTATTGGGACAACTTCGCCTACTTATAAATTAGATATTTCTGTAACGACCAACAACGGTATTCGTACAACATCAAGCGCAGGACAACAACTTTATCTAGGTAATACAGGTGGTGACGGCGTTGTTGGGACGCTGAACAATTACGCATTTAACCTTATGTCTAATGGTTCACCACGGTTCCAAATTGGTACAGCAGGCCAGTTTGGTATTGGCGGCGCTAACTACGGTACATCCGGTCAAGTCCTGACATCTGGTGGATCAGGTGCTGCTCCTACTTGGTCTACACCAAGTGCTGGCACGACAATTTTATTTGCAGCTTTCAGTTCTACTGGCGGCTTTTAATTCTTAGGAGAAATACATGGCCCAAACA